ATAACCTCGATAATCGCTCCAGGCACCCTCAGCCCATTTGGTAGTAGCGTCCGTCCCAGCCAATTCACTAATTACTGTTGCAGTAACGACATTTGCGTCATTGTAGTCTGTTATCTTAACATAACCGGCAACATCGGAGTTATAAGCTACAATTGTATATTTACAACTTCCGCTGGCATATTTACTCATCGTTAATCTATATGAGTAACCGGGCGAATCTTCATCGAAAGAATATTCTATATTGGCGGCATCGCCGTCGAGTTTCGGATAGACGGGGTCCCAACTCGTACCACTATCATCACTCTTTTCTAAAGTAACTAAACCACTCCAAGTCTTTTCTAAGGTTAAAAGTCCTTCACCTTCAACGGCGATTTCACTACTGGACTCATTAGCGTCAAGCGTTCCAGAAGTTGTGGTATTATCCGCCTTCTCTGTAATTCGCCATAAAGCCCCGACGTGTTCTGCATCAAATATATTAGAATCGGCGGTGAGAGTAATCGAGCCGTTTACATCCGAGGGCGTTATCGTTGTAGTAGTAACGTTCTCGTCCATGAACGGCCCCCAAGTCCAGTTCACATCTTCAATAGTCCATAAAGCATGGCTGAATCTGGTTAAGACCTGCGGCGGATAATTTGGATGGACAAGGTACATCAAGTCGTTCTTCTGGACGTATTGAATACCTCTGAGGTCGTTACCATCATAAACAGTAGCTATATAATAGGCGTCGTTACTATCATCGAGTATCTGACCACTTGTTCCAGCAAAAACCGAAGCCGTCATTATCAAAATCATTGCGATTATAATTTTCATTTTATTGTCCTGTCATTTATTATGGTGTACTCACAATCGACCAATCGGCATCGCCACTTAAAACCCAATCGAATACCGAGAAATCACCAGTTTCAAAATCATCTGTTGTCCCTGGTATATTTACATCATCTATCCACCCACAATCACTACCGTCTGATACAGAGCTGTCTTTTTCATATACCCATTTGAAAGTACGTTCGCCTGCGTTTATAGCGTAACTAACAGACTTCCAATCACTTGCACCAGACCAACTTTCCTGCTCGGCATCATCAATGTAAAATACTAACTCATCATATCCGCCTTCACTTGAAGTTTTTACATAAAAAGAAATATTACCAGCAGAGCAATCTGCGGTAAATTGTACTGTCGAACTTTCGCTATTATCAATATCACCTGATTCAGCACTATAAATACCAGCAGGATAAATTCTCTCAGCCACAACCCAATTAACATCTCCTGATGTAACCCAGTCATAAGATGAAAAATCGCCAGTCTCAAAATCTTCAAGGTTGCTGTCGGGGAAAGTTACGTTATCAAGCCATACAGTACTTTCACCAGCACTGCCTGAACTCGCATAACTCCATTTAAATGTATGTTCGCCCACCTCAATTGACTGTTTATAATACTTCCAGTCAGTAATACCGCCCCAAGATTCCTCTACATCACCATCAATATAAAACCTAAGATAATTACTTGAGCGTATTGATGTTTTGTTCCAGAAACTTATATCACCGGCAGGGCAGGTTCTGGTAATTTCAAGGATTGTTTCTTCACCAGGACTTATCGGCCCGCCCCGAGCGATATAATCACCTAAATCAGGAGGGTCAACTGTCGAAAAACTCCATGTATCACCAGTCGTTATTGTACTGCCTGAAACACAATCAACCTGCCAATAATATGTAGTACCATAATCAAGAATAATATAAGGATAGTAATACGCACCATCATCATTTCCTATGTACGGTGGCGGGTTTGTCGTTCCGAAATATATATTATAACTTTGGGCGTAAATATTCTCATCCCAAGTTGCATAAAAATCGTATATATCCGCACCAATCGCCACATCAGTTTCGCCATCTTCAGGGTCAGGATTTGAGGCTTTAAGAGAATAAAGAGGGGCTGACGTTACATATATATTGTCAACCGTAAAACCCCTGCCCGCATCTGCCCTGAATCTTAAATATAACAGAGAATAATTACTCACAGAGGACGGAAAAACAAATCCAGCTTCAGCAAAGTAGTAGCTTGTTACATCTTCAATTTCAACCCAGTTACTCCCATCTACTGAATACTCTACCGTTCCATATCTCTGCCGTTTATAAGTTAAATAAAGCTGCTCACCGGCAGGCATGATGATTTTTGTTAAAGAGGAGCCGGCAGATATACCTGCGTAATAATTTGACCCTATCCCTGTCCTTGTATATAATCCTACACTACCGGAGGTAATCCATCCGCCATATAAAAGATTGTCCGATTCAAAATCTTCATAGAAATCAGAAAATACTCCATATACTTGCATAAAACCATCACCGAAGCCAAGCACATAAGCATCAGTCGTGCTAAACTCAAAAGGAATGAGCCTGATAGGTGAATTTGAATCACTGTAAAGATTTTGGACATCATAAATTTCCCATCCGCTATCAGAAGTCGTTATTACCGGCTCTTTAAATACCCAATCCCCCTTCGTCCACGCAGAACCAACGCCATACCATTGTATAAGCGTCCCCCCTCCGGTATCGTTCCAAAACCAACTTTTGCCGAGATAATTTAAATCAGAATCATAATACCACAAACAATCGCCTATTTTCTGATAAGCAACTCCACTCGACCTGACTACAACGAGATTGCCGAAGGCATCAGGAAAAATACCCACTGGTACTTCTATTTCGATACTATCTAAAATATTCAAGCCTGTATCAAGTTTGTAAAGTGTATTATTAGAGGCATTGGCAACAAAAATATAACCGTCCAATGTAGTTATCCCTGCATACTTCCAGTCATCTGTTTTGTATGTTGTTCCGAGGATTAGTTGGGGGTCTCTGCCTAATTGTATCGCTGTACCGCTGGAATTATCCAAAGACCTAATCCAAAGATTTTTACCCGTATAAAATTCAGGATAAGTCGAAGACCACCAATTACCACCGCCGCCAATAACAAGCCCCATATCATCATCAACATAAATACCATATACACCTCCGTCTGCAAAAGGAGAAAGAGATGGGCTGGGCGGAGCACCATCATCAAGATAAAAATCAACGAAAGTACCATCAGAAAGATATTTAGAAGCATTTGCATTTGACCAATCATAAGGACTTGGAACACCAAGACAAGTAGCATGAACTTTAGATGACGTCCCTATTATATAAACACTATCAGACGAATCGACCGCTATATCATAAGACTGGACGGATGAAGCGACACCAGCAATCTCGCCACAACCAAAACCTGGCCCACCATACATAAAACCATCATCAAGTCCTCTTCGCCAAACCTCACTGCCATCAGCTGTTTTGAATTTATAAATATATCTTCCAGGGTTAACTCTTAATACATAAAGATACTTTTTATCATCTGTTAATTCCAATCCTGTTATTGTTGGTGTATCGCCGCCAGGCCAGCCTCCGTCAGGAACGCAATAGGTAAGGTTAACTATTAAAAAATCCTCTGATATTCTGGCTACATCTCCACCATTTGCAACATATAACCATCCATCATCGCCCATATCCATTCTGCCAGCCGACGGCGAATGAGCAATATAGCGATAAATTGTTTCGTCTCCGGTAAATGTAGAAGGTACAGAAAAAGACCAAGTACTTTTTATTACAATTTCATTTTCCGTTGTTTCAGGCTGAACTTGATAATTACCATCAAAATCATCTGCCCCGCCGTTATTAGGGGAAATATGTATATATTGGCCTGACTTAAATGGATGAAGATAAAGAGGTATTCCTATCAAATCCTGCCCTGAGTCATCACTATTATATATAAGCCGAGGTCTTCTTCCAGCATCTAAAGTAAGAACTTCTGTGGATGATTCGTAAGGAATACCAAATACTTTACCATTTCCATTGATATACTGCCATGTAATATCCCTATCAAATACAGCTTTATATCGCGATGCGCTTGGATTCATAAGTTTCGTGCCCGGTCTTCTGGAAGCTGCGCCTTGCGATTTAACTAAGATATTCTCCGCTTTTTCAATTCCCGATTGCTGTTTTTCCAAATCCACTCTATATTTCATAAGCGGACTTAATTCGCCTGAATTAAAACTAAACTCAAGACGGTTCGCTGCAAAAACCGAGCAAGTTAAAAGTAAAATATATATATACCTCATCAATGAATCGTCCTGTAGAATGACAAATTACTGCCGTTAAAACATAGAATATAAGTATCTGTCGTCGAAAACTCGAATGGTATCAGTCTTGTATCAGAATAGTGGTCGTTTACATCATCTATATATTCCGTTCCTGGCCGGCGAAAAATAGCTCCCTGAGATTTGACAGTCGTATTCTCCATAGTCTCAACACCCATCTGTCTCTTTTGCAAATCGACACGGTACTTTAATAATGGGGTTAATTCACCGGAGTTAAAAGAGTAAAACAAAGGAGCACAAATAGCTACAGAGCATATGATTACAAGGAATATTAAAATCTTTCTCATAATACTACCCTTCTATTCTATTACTATTTCTTCTGCGGCTTCAGCATCTAATTTTTTCTTGCCTTGTTTACATTCACCAATAACATAACGCCATATATCTTTTTTAAACCATTGCATGAAAGTATATAAAGGAGCACCATCATCGTCTGTTGGTATTGGTCGCTCTTTCAAATACTGCTCTTGTAATGTAGGCACTTTATCAGTATCAATTTCACCTGTTATTGTTATTATTGTCTTTGCCATAATTACTCCTTTACATTGCTTCACCGGTTTTATATCTTACGCCACGGACTCTCATTCCGTGAAGGTACGCAATAGCGCCAAGTGTATCAGCAGCGTCGTCGCCATCACGATATATTGCAAGTCTTAACATTTTGTCTCCTGTATCAAAATCAGCGGTAGGTATGACAATCGTACTATGAACTAACCCTTTTGAAGTTCCTGAGCTTGTTACAATATCACTAACAGTACCATCAAAAGTAATAGAATCCATCGCTTCGCCGTTTGCCACGAACTGGTATCTTACTTCCCAATCACAATCTGCTGATACTGTCGGGCTGTCCCAGAATAAAATTACCTGTAAATCTTCAGTAGTATCCCAAAAGCCTGGAATACTAATTTGAACGTGGACGTGCTCGGCATCCTGCCCATCTGCGAAGGCATAGGCCGTACCAATACCTCGATTAACTAAAGTCGCCTTATTAGCAGTCGGCTCTTTGAATCTTGAGGTATCTATAACTACACCCTGCCAGAATCGGGCATCACCATGAAAGGTCATAACACCAGCCGAGGAAAACACTGTCTTATTTGTGCCATCACCAATATAAACCTCATCACTAATAGCCATTCTTGTAGTAAGTGTGGTAGAACCGGAAGATGTTGTCTTAAATTCTATCCTCGTAGGCCAACTTGTCGCTGTAAAAAGACCATCAGCCAACATATCAATAGATGCAGATTCCTGATAACCCACTCCATCATATCCTCTACCAATCAAAGAAAGGATACCCGTATCTGTTACCAACGCACCGGCACGGTACTTAGAACCATAATAAATAGAAGGCACAGCATTGTTACTTTTGTTGGCTGTATAAAAAGGAGTATTAGACTGACAACCACTTGATGCAACACGCAATCCCAATATATCACCAACATAAAAATCAAGAGCATTTGCAAATGGTCGGTGCATGCCAGTATCAGTATCACCAACAATCTGGAATAAATTAGGCTGGGCTGCGCCCGGAGTTATTAGTAATTTACCTACGCCCAAAATTCCAGTGTCAGAAGTGATTGCAGCAGCGTTAATATTTACATTATCAACTGTTAGGTTTGTTAATCCTGTCAAAGCTCCGCCAACTAAAGAAGCGGTTCCATCAGTAATTGTGCCTGCTGTGGTAAATCCGCCGGCTGTTACTGTCTCTTCTGTAGATAAAGCCTCATTACCAAAGTCAATAGCTCCGCTTACAGAAGTGATAGAACCAACGCCGAAAATCAAATCTTCTTGAATATAAAACTTATCCTCATCAACATCCCATCTGATTGTGCCATCAGTGCCGCCACCTATGAATGTTAATGTTATATCATTATCGAAGGGAACCCCACCATCCCCTATTTTTATATTATCCGAATCACTCCAATCTAATGAAATGAAATTGCCAGGAGTATATAGTATTTGATTCTCCCAATCAACAGACTTAGAAACCGAAGAATTAGCTATTCCGCTTGCAATATCTAAACTTGGCCCAATACCACTAATTGGTTCAAACACTCCAGAGTTACGCCTGTATGTGTCGTCTCTTATTGATTCCCCGACGGCAATGCTACCAGGGAATATCGTAGAACCGTAGGATGGTGTTATTGTTAAGTTGCCATCATCATCAACTTCAAACGTGCAGTTGTCAGTAGCGTTACGGGATAGTTTAAGCTGCACGCCGTCATAAAGTACCTCTAATTTGGTATCGGGGTCAGCTACGCCAATACCCAAACGATTGTTGGCATCGTTCCAAAATAAATTTGTATTATCCTCTGCTATATTAGTTCCATCTGAAAATAATACACTACCTGCTGAAAATGGAACTGCTATAACATTGACGTCGATGAAATTAACATCAAAACTGTCTATGCCTGTTATATTGTAACCACCCACCGCCCAATTACCTGTTAGTGGAATTGTGCCGTCCTGTCTCAGGTAAATGTCGTTTATATCTATCCCACCGACATAAAGAACTTCATTGACATCATCCCACCAGAAATTGGCATCGGAGACTATATCGCCGTCGGAATTGGTATATAACAACCTGCCGAGGCCATATTTACTATTATCCAGACCGAATCCACCAAGGTTAATATCAGCAGTCATCGGGCGAGTGCCGCTAACTAAAAACTCGTTCTTGAGGTCAGTTCTTAATTTGAAGCTTCTTCCGATAGTATCGGCGTAAGAAATACTTACTAAACAAAGTAAGAATATGATTATTTTTTTCATACTTCCGTCCGGCCCAGAAAATTCAGTATTATTTAATAATAATACGCTACACAATAAACTATCATAGTTGCAGTTGACCGGCTATAAATTCGACACCATGCTTTCTTTGCACACTGTCTATAGAATATGAAAGAAGCCACGCCATTTAAACCGCCATTGTTTTGAGTAGAAATCTCACCTTTCCAATCCTCAGTTACATCAAGGGTATCTACCCAACAATAATTCGGGTCAACTACGCCACTATTTATTTCAGCTAAATCTACGGGATTATGACTCATCTGCGCCGCGCCACATACCACATTACCATCAGCAACCAATTCAGCGTTACAACCATAATCAGCTACGTAAAATTGATAATCAAAAGTAGCATCATTCGGCCCGCAAGGGTCGTAAACGTAAAATTTGACCTTCATATTATTAGCGTATCCGGTTATATTCTTCCAAGTCTTTGCTACTACCCATGAAGTACCATCCACGCCAAGAGCAGAATCATTAGAATCAGCCGAACTAACTAACATTGCAGAATTTTGAATTGTCTCCAACTCATCTGCCATACATAATCCACACAAAAATACCATGATTAAAAATAATTTCAATTTCATTTTAAGCTCCTTTTTATAAGCCTGCCAATTCATTATTTGAGCCATTAGCCCAGTCAAGATTGCCCTGGTCATGTTCTCTATATATCTCCATGCCATTTTGTTCTTTGGCTGTATTATAGGCCATTTCATATTCGATTTCAGCTTTCGCCTCACGCCTTTGGTTCTGAGTTACGTTAGGACTCAATATATAAGCCAAACGAGCCGATATGAGTCTGTGAAACCAATGAGGCATTAAGGTTACGTCGCTAACAGTTGTACTTTCATCCTCGCCTATCCATTTATTGTAGTGAAGGTAATCATTTGTGCGATTAGCTAAAAGGATTTTTCCTTCTTTAGTGTAAGGATACCAAGTCTTGTCATAATCCTTATCTTTAATACCCCTGATAAATAAAAGGTCTGTAGGTATCAAGTATCCGTAATCATAAGAACCATGAGCTAATGTTTCATCAATATCAGGATAATTAGTATCGCAATCAATAGTATTAGTTCCATCTCCAATGACTTCCCCATCAGTAAAATCCCCGCTCGGCTCAGTAACTAAATAGACTGTGTCAGACATCCTTTCCAGTACGGTACAGGTTACCTCACTTGTTGCTCCGGTTAGAGTAGCACCGACCTTAAAAACGGCAGGCGAAGGAGCGGTATCCAAAGTCAGCTTATTAACCGCTGTCAAATTTGATAATAATGTCCGCCTGCGGCTGAAATGCCAATCATCACTAAGAAGCTCTTTGACAACACTTTCAAATATCGGCCTCATCTTATTGGCTTTTGGGTCTGTTGTATCCGTTAAGTCATTAAGCTGCTCATTGCCAACACTCAAAAAACCTATATTGCCGATAGCTGTTTTTTCAGTTGCATTAGACATCGTTCATATCCTATCTATAGTACCATGTTTCTTAAAAAACAAGGTGGGGTTTTTACGCCCTATCTAATTAAACATTTACGGAATGTTCAATCTCCTAAAAATAAGGGGGCATATTTCAGCCCCCATTATAGTTATTGAGCGGTTACAGTCGCACCAGAAACGAGAGGTATATACCTGACGTAGAACTCAATTGCTCCCGTCGCCGAAGTAGAAACAACAGCTTTGAGTTCAATAGCACCGGCAGGAATAATCACGCCACTGTAAGCGGCCGTACCTAATGCAACTCCGTTATCTGTAGCTGTTAAATTGTTCGCTAAAACGCCGTCCCAGGTATAAAGTGTTCCTATGGCATCGGCATTTATTTCAAGGGCTGTACCGGTAGTGGCAATCTGCGTATCAGTGGCAGGGTCAGTCGGATTAGCTGTATAGTTAATCAAACAACTCTTACCCTCTATTTCAGTAGCAACGTACCCGATAATCTCAATTATTTTTACTGGGCCGCCAGCTACCGTAAATAATCCATTCTGACCACTCATAATAGTAGTAAGGGTCGTCATTGCGCTTTGTTCGGTCAATGGCTGCATTGCAGCGGTATCGATAAGAATATTGTCAGCAACACCATCTACCGTAGCTATCGCAGCTGGTAGCGTAGTGCCAGTATCCTCAAGGATTAAGGTGACATTTGCATTGGCATCCGCAAGCACACCATCTAATGTCGCGTCTGTATCGACAAGAATAGCTTCTACGCTCGTAGATATGGCCGACAATGCCATTGTCGAAGGTACGAACGTTGCCGTATCGCCGTCGGATGACAAAATCCACGAAAGAGCCGTCTTATCGACAATCTCAGTTAGGTCAATAGGGCCGGTATCATCAGCGACTACTGTTTTCATTAAATGGTCGAGATTGTTTGTAGTAATGTCAATATCCTGCTGCCACGAATTAACAAGTTCGTCGCATGCCCCAGGGTCACACTCGTAATTGTCAGTAGCATTAACATAGTTGCCTGCTATGATACCGCTCGTTGAAGTGCCGTGGATATTAATCGCAAAAATAGAGGCTTGTAATTGCGTTATGACATTACCAACTATTACAACGTCAAGACAGGCATTACCGCCCGCAGGAATGTAAATAACACCTTCATCGTAATCACCATGAAAAGTGTTGTTTACGATTCTTACGCTATTCATATCAAAAAGAATTTCAACCGAATGGTCGTTTGTCGTGCCAGGCTGATAGAAATCACAATTAACAAGTGTGAATCCATCACTGTCGCCGTCAGCAGCCCCGACCGTTACCATACCAAGTCCAGACGTTGAATCACGGAACGTACATTTATTAAATACCGTACCAGCGGCTGTATTCAGAATCACAGTAGCCAAGTCAGCTTTGCCTGATTGAAAAATCACGTTTTCAAAATATACGTTAGCGGCTGTAACTAAAATTTTTGCTGCAGCGTCGGTGCTTGCTGTAAAAGTTGCTCTCAGGTTGCCATTGCCCTCACTGATAATTGAAATACCAGCACAGTCCACCGTTATCAGCCCGGATGATATAACAGACTCAGCGGTTCCTTCAGCAAGGCGAATAACGTCTCCCCTGTCAGCAACACATAAATCAATGGCTTCTTGAAGCGTGTCCTTGGCATTGTCCCAGCTTGAGCCGTCGCCTTCATTAGTAACATCGGTGTCAACATAGAAAGTTTCCCCGGTTCCCACACCGCCTATTCGGCCTTCCATACCTTCAAGGCATTGCCTGAGAGTATTGCTTGGTAGAGAGCTATAAGTAGCACTACTCCACCATTCAATATCAAAGGCCGACTTAGAGCCAAAGGCAGTGAAAGCCATAATTAAGATTAAAAATAATGTAATCAGTTTTCGCATTTCTGTACTCCTTAAGAAAGTTTTTTAATAACGGGGCAACCGGAAAGAATAAAATGCCGGTTGCCCCTAAAATTTTAACTTCTGACTTTCTGCATATCTTCATTTTTACTGACCGGCGATACTTGGTAATCTGCATCAACGTAAATGTAGCCTACGAAAGCAGTACTTACGGCTTTGAACCATAAACCCAATTCTTTCTGAGCCACATCACAGTGAATAGGAATGAAAATCTGCTTGCCAACTACAACCTCAGCTTGCAGAATACTCCTTGCACCAACTATTTCATAACCAGAGGCAAGAGCTTCAGCCGCAGCGGTGCGAATTTCTATTAACAACCCTTCATCTCCGCCAGTAACCGAAGTATCTGCCATAATTGTAACGACAATCCCGCCTATAACCTGGTCGTCAGTTATCGTATCGCTCTGGATTTCTTCCAAGTCCCAGGTCTCATCGCTAACTTCACCTGTATTATCAAGGTTATTAAGGTCTTGCTTGTTACAAAATTGATATTTTTCGCATAACATTTGCATTCTCCTTATTTATATTTTCGATTCTAACTTACGATTTTAACTTTAACTTACAACTGCCTGACTATTACTCAGAATTACATTGTCTAAAACACGAATCGGAATTTCACGGAAAGCATCAACCCATTTGCCGAAAACCTCAACCGGTTTCAGTGATAGGTTAGACTTTTCGTTTCCAAGTATATCAAATTGTGTTTTAACGTCCGCATTACAGTAAATTCTTGTCCTGGCACGGTCGAAGTGTCCGTTGTTTATCAATTTCATTATTTTTCGTGCGCCATTGCCACTAATGAAATTGTTTGAGCCATCTTCGTCAGTATTGATATTGGCAAGACAAGCAATTTTTAAGTTGTCACCAACTGCAAGACCTGTATAGAGGTAATGGCGGGCACGGTGCGCCATATAAGTGCCTTCAACGTCAGAAGGGTCAACCACTTCCTTTTTGCCCAAATTGACGCTCTTTACACCGAGCTGACCTAACCCCATCCAATTAGAAGGAATCAGGCCAAAAGCACCCTCATCCCCATCGGGATTCCATTCAACGATAAGGAGGCGACTATTATTGGTTGCTGAAGCATGCCCACAGCTCGCTACATTATTAAGAGAATTACCGCTTATTGTATTCAATCTCGTCAATAATCCTCGTATCAAAGTACCATCCTCACTTACTCCGCCGTTTATAAAAGTATCGACACCATCTTCGCCTAAGCGGCGTATGTGCGCCTTGTCCTGATTTAGAAGCTCTGTTGCCCTGGCTCCTTCATCCAGACCGGCAAGGGCCATTTCGTCTATTGAGCGAACCCTTTCCTTTGCGACTATATCTTCATAAATTAACTGAGTTCCGAGTTTAGTCGCCTTGACACCAGAATAAAGCCTCCTTGTTGTTGAAGCTGCCATTTCATTCGCTCGTCTCATAAGATGTTTCGTACCTCGATTACAGTACTTGAAGGGAACATCCATGTAAAAATCATCTACTTTGAGATTGAGCGTGTTGATAATCGGCAAGACACTTTTGCCATCTGTTGAAGCCTTCGCCCTGTCCGGCAAAGACCATCTTTCGTTAATATTATAATCTGCCATTGCGGTTCTCCTTAAAAAAAAACTAATTATTTTTTCCGGGAGTCAACCGTAATGTAACGGCTTCCCTGACACTTACGGCTGCTTGAACCGTCCTGCACTTTACAGGAAAAGCATCAGTTCTCTTTCGAGGTCACCTGATATTTTATAAAGCTGAGCCAACCCTTTCAGGATTCAGCTTTAATCTTTTACATCGTCATAATTATTCATCGACTTTTTAAACGCCTCATCTTCATCTTTTACACCAATTGCAGTATCACCAACTACTGTACTGCCCTGATTGACGAGGGGGGCAATCTCAGCTAAATGCGCTCGGATAATAGAATGGTCTAATATACCAAGGCCGGTAAAAAACTCTTTTAAGATTGGGCCTGTTGATGTTTTTGTCAATGCCTTCTCACATTCAGCAACGTAATTATCATACTTCTCGCCGAGTTTTTCTTTTTGTGCGGCTATATCCTGCTCAGTTGCTGCTTGACCGGCGGCTTCAAGTGTCTGATTGAATTTATTCACACCCTCAACAACCGAACCCCATACCTTACCAATTTTAGCAGATGAAATACCTGCCTCTAATAGTGCCGGTCTAATCATATTGGCAACGGTTTCAAATGCCACTTTATCCTGGCCTTCTGGTGCAAGAAGTTCGTAATCATCAGCCGAAGGTGGTACACCAATAGCTTTATTGTAGGAGACGAGGTCGTCTTTGTAAGTAGGCGATTTTTCGTCAGGTATTTTTACCATCCCACTCATACTGTTTTTTGTGCTGCTGAGTTCTCTTTGTGAAGATGCAGCAAACTTCACCAGCCCTGGAATGTCTTCGATATTATCAAACATTTTAGTCGGCTGCTGTTTTGTTTCAGGGTCGTTATAAAAGTCATCCCCTAATATTTCCTGTAAACTTGCGCCATGGTCAGTCTCAAAATCTATCATTTTATTCTCCGTAACTTAGTTTTAATAAAATTGATTATCCCTTTTGCATCTGCTTTGCCCTTGGTCTGGAAGACTGTAGTAACTAATTCCTTGGCATAATTACTCAGAGCTGTATCTTCCATGTTATGACATATCTCTAAGAATTTCAAATCTTCAAGTATTCGGGCGAGTACCCAAGGGCCGTTACCGACCAGAAAAACAGATTTAAACATACTCGCCCGCTTACTCTCTTTATGAGGCTTATCTTGCAAGGCTGATAATAATTCTGGTTCCATCCTACAATCCTAATTTGTCTTCAATAGCACAAAGACGTTTTTCGTGGTCTTGAACAGTACCTGTACCACAAGGAACTTTTTTTACTTCCCTGGCCTTCTTCGGGGCTTTCTTTGGGGCCTTCTTCGGGGCTTTCTTTGGGGCCTTCTTCGGGGCTTTCTTTGGGGCTTTCTTCGGGGCTTTCTTTGGGGCTTTCTTTGGGGCTTTCTTTGGGGTTTCTATTTTCGTTTTAGTCATGTTTTTCCCTTTCTAAATTTATGTAGCTTCTATTAAAGAACTTAATACACTATCATCTTCGATTTTCTTACTAATATTAGGTACGGTTTTGGCGGCATCCAAAGCCGTCTGTCTTAACATTTCCTGCTCCTGCTGTTGGGCAGCTATGGCCCTGATTTCCTGAACTTCTTCAGGTGATAAGATTATTTTTTCAGGTGTGTTACCGCTTCTTAAAATCTTTCTCATCAATTCATCGCCTTCGACAACAATCGCCGCATCAGGCTTAACGCTCAAAACGGCCTGAATGTTTATTATAGTATTCATAAGATTACCAGTTTCATAGTATTGATTTAAGAGTTGCATTAAGGGGCCGATATAACCAATATCAACTTGCTGATTTGGAGAGTCAAGAAATTCTGCTGGCGGTTCAGGTGCACGACCAGCTTCTTTTTCTAATGAATGTATTCGCTCAAACTCCAAGTCAGTATTTGTGCCCAAAGTCCCTAAAAATGGCGCCATTAAAACCACTGTCTCAGCTTTAATAGATTGAATGTGAGGTATATTCTTATATCCCTCTACCCCAGCTCCCGTAAGAGCCTCGAAAAGAGCTGAGCCAAAACGCTTTCTAACCATATCCTGCCATTTCCTCTGATTATCTGCGCCGAACGGATAGCCTGACGAGTCTATTACGCGAGATACTAAATCTCCCATTTTAAGGCCCATCATTTCTTTTTGTGTTACTGGGGTCTTACCGCCTGCTCCGAAATCGATTTTATGCCTTATCCCTGCCGAATATAACATTGGCGGTCGAGCCGCTATCTGCGAAGCGATGAGCATATCTTTACTCATATAGTTGCAAGTCAAAATCTCAATTAACATCTGTGCTACGATACCATAACCATACGAGCAGTGGGATGGCCTATTAAGACTCTGCGGAATCGGATGTATGGTATATGAGCCTGTTTCTCGCATCATTATCTTAGCGGAAACATTGACGTAATAATGCTGCCATACCATATTTTTAGTACCGGCCTTGTCAGGTGAATAGTCTTTGTTTCTATAGACACCATGTATTATATCAATATGAGTGTAAGGATTTTTGACTAAAGCTAATCTCTGTTGCTCATTTAATGCTCTATCGCCGAACTCTTCTTTGACGTTTGCAAGGGTTTTAGTAAATTTGTGATGGATTATCTGAACTCTACCCCAGTAATCGCGGGAAAGCCAAAATTCTCTCGGATGAGGCGCTAAGCATATCAATTTACTGCTGTTAGGGTCCTGGTCTATCATTAAATACGAGTCGCCGATTGAGCCGGAATCAGAAATTGTGTATCGCTTCTGCTCGTAGTAATTCGATTGGTTCAGGACGTATCTATAATGGTCATCTAAATTCTGAAGCCATTCTCTAAGGACTTTATTCTCCCTTTGCGACCTGTCAGCCATCTCTAAAGCGAACCAGTTTATCTCTTTGGGCATGAAATGACCCATAATTCCGTTAGTCCACGTCTCAAGACCCTGAAAAGCTGTTGGGTCATAAATTCGCCTGATAGGAGCTTTTGAATCAGGACTTTCTTCGCCGCTTACCATTGCGTAATAATCCCATGCGTCAGAACGACCGGGATTACTCAGTGATGTACAAAGTGATTTCAAACTTTCGTACTTTTCGCGGATAGGTTCTAATCGCTTTTGCTCATCAATTATATTCTTCGGGGTTTTAGTCATTTCCTGCCTCCACCTGTTTTCTTCGTAGCCTTACAACCACCACGACCACGATTAGCCCGAATACCTCTGCCACTACCATCTCGTTTGGGTACGCCCTTTTTAGCCATTATTTACCTTTCATTCCTTCTATTCTTGAGTTCCGCACAACCTGCCAACATCATAATTACTAATACTAATACTAAATACAATTTCTTCATTTTTTCGCTCCTTTGGGGCTTTCCCTTAATGCTTTATCCATTATGCTACTGCACCTAATTTCTGCTGCTTGATATTAGCTTGGCTCAACTGATTATATATCGTTGCCTTCTTGCGTTTAACTAAAGACTTTGTAATAGTATCCTTTTCCTCATCAGATTGCACTATCTTTTCAATAGGTATAACTTCCTGCAATTTCGGTTTTGATGGTTTACCACCAAACAACATGCTCATTATAAACTCCTTGGACTTAATGCGTATTTTTCTTTTTGTCTGGGCTGGCCGTATGGGTGTTTAGCTTCCGGCTCAGTCCAACCTATATTTTTACCGCCGATTTCCCCATATCGGTAGGTTATTGCGATACCGCAAAAACTATCCCCGACATGACGACCCCAAGTTTTCATGGGTTCATCGTGATAGACAGGTTTGTCAGGGATACTTAAAGCATCATTCTTTCGCTGCCGCCAATCCAAGAGTCCGGCAAAGCCTTCTCTCGCGGCCTCAGACCAATGGCATAAATCGCATATATCCTGTGCCGCCCTTATCTGGTCATCTTTGGATGGTAAATCTATTTTCTCGAAATCAATGCCTAATTGTGATGCGGTTTCAATAGTATATTCACCAGTCTGCAAAGACTTGGCGTTTGAACCTTTGCGGAACACATCCGGTAAAGTGAAATGACCACCGTATCTATACTTCTTCTCCTGTAATATCAAAGAATATCCGGGCAAGCCCTTACCTTCTGAATCGTAGTAAAAGTCAATAAGTCTTATCTGCTGGCCTATGAACTGGACAAACCACCATGCAGAGTACATATCGCCCAAATCACTGAATGTATAGACCGGCATAGTCGATTCGAGGACAATATCACCTACCCGACCTTCCTTCTCAGCTTTGGAGAGCCAGGGTCCTAAAAATGTTCCTGCTGTATATTCCGGCTTTCTCCCCATAACCCTAATAGCATATTCATTACTGCCAACTCCGTATTTATCTCGTACCATTTTCTCAAATTCCCTGCCAGCTACGCCCGGAATAATCTGCTTTCCTTGGTTATAGTTTGGGGTGTGAAGTACAGCAATATTGATACAATTCCAGGTAGGGTCATTCTCGCAGTCTGCAAATGTGCCTGTTGATGAAGTTGGATTTCCTATTGCTAAGATATGACAGTTCGGGTCGATTAAAAGAGAATCAAATGCTCTCCAAATCTGAGATAAAACACCGGCGGCCTCGTCGATTATTATAAACACATATTTATTGTGATAACCCTGCGCTCGTGTAGCTTCTCCTGTAACTGTGTCCGGTTTAGTCGAGAAACCATAAGCAAACCACTTGCGGCTTGGGTCTATATCAAGCTGTGTTTTTGTCAAATTCCCGCCCATAGGGATTTGAGCGTTAGAGTGGGCAGTATGAATCTCCTTCCATAGAATCTTTTCCACCTGGTCAAATGTCGGGGCTGTGGTTATTACCGTAGATGGTGCATGAGTGTATAACCACCATAAAACAAGCCTCGCGGCCTCGTAAGTCTTTGAAACTGAATGGCACGCATATACGCAGGTTTTTTGATTATCCCGCGCAGAATTGGCTACTTCTTCCATTTTATGCCAGATGTATTCCTTCTTTACATCCAGACAATCTAACTGAAAACCTATAGGGTCATTAAAATACTCTGACACTATAAATTCAGCCTTTTCTACTTCCGTCATTTGTTCTACGTCGAGCATCAATTAACTTTCTCATTATATCTGCTAAATTCGTACCCGCTTCAAGTTCGGTTTTTGTTTGGTTCGGGAAAAGGAGATACCGCTTGCCTAAATCTACAAGTGCACCTTTTTTGTCGTACAGTTTAAGTTTAACATTTTTTGTTTCGTATTCATTGCCCTTTTTATCTTTCGTTACCGTTGTTGTGGTCTGTACTGATTCTACTGCCGCCGTTAACTCGTCCGGCAACTGTGATATATCTGTAATTTGATTATCAAGACCCAAGTAGTTTTTAATGTTAGAAAAGCCTATCTTCTCCAACTCCCTGATAATATCATCTGCCTTTTTCTCCGCCCTTACTTCTGCCTTTTTGCCGAGTTTATCAAGGTATGCCCTAACCTTATCTAAACTTATCATCTTTGACGAGTTTGCTTCAAGTGATTTCTGTGTGCCTACGCCACCTGCTAATTTATATGCTTCTACTTGATTTGGTGTTCTCATTCCGTGTAATATCCGACAGAATCGAGTTTGTAATATTGTAAGGTTTTTAGCGGGCAAAGACTTTAATTCCTTTGTTTGTTTGTTTCTTGCCCGCTTTGTAACCTTCTTTAATGAGTTTGTTCGTTTAGTCATTACTTAATTCTTCGGCATTTTTCCGTGATATTGTTAAATTCTTGAGTTAAAAACCGCTTAGTATCCAATTCCAAGACCTTTTCTAATGCTATTAAAACCATATCATACGTTGGGTATCTTTTCAATTCAATCCATTTATTACCATTTCGCATAAGCAGAATAGTCGGGACTGATAAATAACCCAGCCTACCTTTTTTTACTCGTTTTACACGATATTTTAGTTTGTATGGCAGATAAAATCCTATTCATATATTCTTTGTGCTATGCTTATAACTAAACTATCATCCCTAATCCCGGTGCATACCGCGACGATTGTACTGTTGTAGTTGTGGTAGTTGTTGCCGTGCCCTAAATGAAAATGGCAGCCTTTACCTTTACCACACAGAGGTATTAAATTATCATCTTGTAGGGCAAGCTTTGGGAATAAGTGCCGGGGCTTGATG